CTTCAGGATGAACTTGTAGGCATCGCCAAAGGTCAACCAAACTTCTGACGGCGTTCGGCCAGCAGCGTCCAGAATAATCGGGTTGGCGTGCGCCTGCGAGCCGGTGTAATCGGTATACGTCGCTTTAGGCGTCGTCGTGCCCGCAGCGTAAGTATACAGCTTGCCGCCCGTAAGCGGGTCGCCGTTATCGTCAAAGAACTGGGCCGCAGCGCCAGCAAGGGGGGAGAGGGTCACGCTCATGTGGCAAACCTAACGTAAAGCAGACTGTTACACAATCTGGTAGTTGACATGGAAAACGTAAACGGCGGACGCTGCACTGACAGCGTTAAGGCGAAACTGGAGTTTGTTGGACGCAACGGTGACGGACCCCACGTCGGACGCACCCGCCGTCGTGGTGATGAACATGCCCGCAGCCTGGGAAACCGACAGCCCGTCCAGAACCGGAGGGTCCATCTGGAACACCGTGTTTCCGGTCGCGGCGGGGTCAAGGGTAACGCTGCCGGTTACCGTGATGGTGGTGCCCATCTGGTTGTAAAAACACGTACCAGCGGTGACCGACGTCACGTTCGTGACGGACGTCAAGGTTGGCACGAACGTGACCGGCGTCGGGATGTACGTGTGCAGGCTGTCAAGAAAGCGATACCACTCGCGTGACACGTATTCGGGCGGCTGCGGGCGCTCGTTGAGCGGCACGCGCTGCGCCGGGATTTGGGTAACGCTAGGAAGCAGTGCCATCGAGAAGAAGCTCCGCGCCCATGATTGTTATCTTGACCGGATCCGTACCGGAAATCTCATACACGCGGTCGCGCAGCTTGAGCGACATGCCCAGACGACGCCAGAAGACGCGCTGACCGTAACGGCCAATAGCCCCCATCGAGGTCCAGTGTTCGCGCGACCAAGTGTGGCCGCCGTCGTCCGACCAGCGCAGCATGACCTGCGGGTCCACACCTTGGCTGACCAACCCCTCCGCGTCGGTGACGATGTAGACACCCGCCTCGGTGATCAGCAAGTCGTCCGTTTCCGTCGTGATGTTCTGCGCGTCCAGCATGTCGGGACTGCCGTCAAGGCCGACGCCGCTCTCGCAGTCAAGCTGAAGCGAATGCTGCACCGTACGCCGGAGCGTGTTGGTGCCCGTCGGCAGCGCGCGCCACGACCGTATCCACTTTTGCACGTAGGAGTAGTCGCGGTACACGTTAAGATCAAAGGCGTAAAGGTTGTTGTTCTCGTAGTCGCCGACGATGACCTCGTTGTTGAAGTTCATCTGGCAGTTGGACCTGTGCCGGGTCAGATAGCCGTTCCGCCATCCGGCGCGCTCATGCCACGCGCCCGTGGTCGCGTCGTAGACCCACGTCGCGTCAGCGGACGGGAACGTAAGGACGTAGAATTTGTGGCCTTCTTGCTGGTAAGAGTAACCAACGGCGTCCGAGATGGTGGAGTAGTTCTGGATGGCGTGCTCGATGGCATGGGTCGAGATGCGGACGCCGCGATAGCCTTCAGCGCGATAGATGACGCCGCGCCCGCGTGCGTCGGCGCCCAGCCAGAACAGCGTGTTGTCCAGTTTGACGACGGAATAGACGGCCGCGCAGCCCAACTCGTTGAACGCACCTTGAATGCGCTGTAGCGGGAAGTCGGACGTGCCAGCGTTATACCACACCTCAACCGAGGAGGTGCCGAACAGCCAGGCTTCGCGGTGATCGACGTTGACGCTGATAAGTTGGTCCGGCGCGCCTTCCGTGCTGGCGAAATCCAGCGGATCAACGCTGGTGCCGTCCAGAAGGCTCGTCACCCAGACCTTTTGCGTGTCAGGCTCGTTGAAGACGAAGTAGCCATCCAGATAGCCGACGGTAGCCGCGCCGGGGAAGTCCGGGTCGGTGATCTGGGCGAAGGCCAACGTGCTCATGTTATAGATGTAGCCGTCGGGGTTGGTGGCGATGAATATCTGCGTGCCATTGTCAGAAATGGACACGGGGCCGGTGCCACCCACAGTGCCAACCAGCGTGGCCGTGTAGCTGGTCGTGATGCGGTAGAAGTTGGGGCCAGAGACGACGTAGGCGTCCGACCCGGTGATCTGCGGCGACCACAGGCCACGGATAGGTCCGGGGCCGACGGTTGCAAGGAAACGCAAGCCCGGCGCCCGGTTCAGGAACGCGGCCTGCTTGCCGCCTTCCGGTACGACCTCTGGGAACAGGTTCACCATGCGGCTGTCCGCAGCGTTGACGCTGCGGGCCACATAAGAAGAACCCAGGATCGGCGTTTGCATGTTACGTGTCACCGCGCATAGAGGTAGATACCAAAAACCACAAGACAGGCTGCGAGGGGCGCGGCAATGCCTTTCCAATCGAAGGGCAAGCCGCTTTCCCATTGTGTGTATTCACGCCCCGCGTAGAAGGCCACGCCCGCTGCAAGGCCAGCGGGAAGGCCAAGCGGCCACCACAGGACGGCTGCGATAATCAGCGCAATCACCGCATGGCAGAGGTAGTATCGCGGGAGCGGGCAGTTCATTACGAGGTGACTGCCTTGATGATTGCGAAGTTGATGGTAACAGCTTGCGAGAGCGACCCACCGCTTTCATTCTTAATTGTTATTTGGAAACTGCCGTTTGTGGAAACAATGCTTCTAACTGAATAGTTAGTGTTTCCTACGCTGAGAATTACAACATCGCTTCCGACTATTACAGAATTTGTCACTGTAAAAGTTGCACTCGCACCCGCGCCAAGAGCATCAGAAGCAGTGACTATCTGACCGTTGGTCTTGTTGAGCGTGACGCTCGTGGACTTGGATGTAAGCTGCGTAACGCTGCCACCGCTGCCCGTGCCGTAGCCGAGGCCACCCGTGGAGACGTTTAGAATGTCACCCGATGCGTTGATGCTTAGTCTGATTGTTCCTGATGTTTCCAACAGCAAGGGGCCATAACCACCGGAAATGAACCCTGCGCCAATGCCTGCGCCATTTGCACCCGACACGCCCGATGCGTAACCATAAAGAACCGCCTGTGGCGAAGCCGCACTTCCGCCAGTTACGCGAAACTGTGCCGTGGTGGCTGCGGCAGAAAAAACATTGAGGGTAGACAAAGGACTGCCGCCAACGCCCACGTTGCCGCTGGCATCCACAACAACCGGACTGCTGTCCGGGTTCGTGCTGTCCTCAATGCGGAGCGCGTCAGCCGTGCCCAACTGCGTGACGCGCAGCGCCGCGTTGGTGTTGTCGGTGACTTCAATGATCTGGTTGGCGGTGAAGGTATTGGCCGTCGCCGCAGTGAGTTTGCTGATCTCGTTGGTCGGCGTCTGAACAGTAGCACCGCTCTGCACCAGAGGCACAAGTTCGGCCCCCGACAAGGGGGTCGTAGCAGACGGAAGTTGGGAGATTTTGGTGTCAGCCATTAATAATTACCCGCAAAAATGTTGAACCTCTGCCGTGTGGCGACAAGGCTATACGGAAGCGCCATGATGTCGTCGGGGTTGTTGATGCGCTTGAGGTTGCGCTTGGACGTCATGGCGATGCGCTGCACCTGTCGGGACGGCTCCACGCCAAACTCCGGGGCTAGTTCGCAGGCCAGATTGTAACGGAAACAGCGCAGATAGCCCGGCGGGAAAGCCATGTCGGTCGCCAGGTTGGCCGGCTGGCTCAACGTCTCCACCGACACGATATGGAACTCCAGATCCTTGGTAGGCACCGGGTACACGTACATCTCAACGTCGGGGTACGTCATGTTGACCCACAGCACCTGCGGGTAGGTGCTGGTCACGGTCTTGACGGCGATGCCGTTGTACTGCTGTTGATTGATGAGTTTCAGACCAAACGAGATGCCGTTGGTCGGGTCGCGGAAGTAGGTGCTGTCGTCAATCAGGACGGGGCGGTTACCAACAATGTCGCCCGTAGGCCCCAGCGTGCGCGACCGCGTGCTGGCGGGCCACGTAACGACCTGGTCCTGTGTCGAGAACACCGCAAGCCGTTCCGCGTCCCACGACTGTATCATCTGGTTCATGGCGACAAGCGCGTCTTGCGCTGTCTCAGACGACGGCGTTTCGCCCTCTGCCAGAACGCCTAAAAGGCGCAGAGAGCCATTTATCAGGTCGCCCGCCGTTGTCATGTCACTCGCTCACCTCTAGCCGGGGCCGACCACGGCGCCGGGGTTCCGGCATTACGTTAACGGGTTCCGGCGCGTCGATCAACTGGTCTTCTGGGTCAAAACGGCTCCAGCCGTTCATCTCGTCGTACTGCGCCTCCATCTCCATCGTGGCGATCTTGACGCCATGCTTGGGGTGGGACAGGTAAATGGTCGCCATTGTTCCTCCAAAAGGGAAGACGGGCGGCCCGAAGACCGCCCGCCTGTTTGTCAATTGACGCGGTAGAGCGTCCAGGCGCTTGTGGCGCCCGGCGAAGACGACTTGCGGGCGACCAGCGTAGCGCCGGTCGTCACAGGGATCGTCATCGTCAGCGAGCCCGTGATCGTCCAACCCGTGCCGGCCGCGATGATAGCGGTGGCAGAGGACGTGCCGATGTTCACCACGCGGAACGTAAACGACGTGCCCGTCTTGTCCGAGTTGGTGAGGACCGCTTCCAGATCGGCAACGGTCGGCAGCGTGTAGGTCACGGAAGCAGCGGTAATGCCGCTGTTCGCGATGATCAGGCCGTTCAGAACCTGCGCCGGGGTCAGCGTCGCCGCTGTCGTGACCGAGACGGGTTCGGGAAGGGCGTCGATAAGCGGATCATTCAGGTTGCCGTCGCCGACCTGATAACCACCAGCACCGTTAGGGATAGCCATTGTCATATTCTCCTATGTTTCGTTTGTTAGATATGCTTCCACGAGTAGCGTTGTTTTATGCTACCAATCGTAGATGCGGCTACATTGTATTGTGCAGCGATTTCTGCGTAGGGTCTAGGGTCTTTAAGAATGCGGCGGACTTGGCGCTCAGTAAGGATAGCGTGCCCGTTCTGTTCACCTACTGGCGCGCGCGACCGACCTTTTTGCACTTTATCGCGCATATTGTCGGCGTTTGTACCAGAAAATAAATGGTCTGGGTTAACGCAACTCGGGTTGTCACAAGTGTGCAGGGCTTGCATGTTTACGAGCAAATCACCCGTATGCAAGGCATACGAAAAGCGATGCGCGCGGGTAAACATAACACCAGCTAGTTCACCTCTGAAAATCCCGTATCCGTTTTTATCCTTACTGGCTTTCCACAGCCAGCACCCGTCAGTTTTGGCAACAGATTTTGCAAACCGTTCTTCGGCAGAAAGACCACGAAAAGATCCGCTGTGGGACGATACCGCCACAGGCGAGCCAAATTTCTTGTTCCGCCGCCAATGTTTGTTGCAAAGACCTAAAGCTACGACTGGCAAGTTGCATTCCTTTATGCAGCAGATGTCGGTCACTACGCTACTCCGGTTGTTAAGCCAGAGTAGCGTAGCACGTCCATCCTACTCTACGCAAGAAGCCATTTTAGCCCCACAAACGCGCAGCCATTTGAGGCCTGATCACTGAATAACCATAAAGTACATCGATGCGACAGGGTAGTCTATCGTTGTTAATGTCGTACTGGCGCACAATTCGCATCGAGATGCCAT